CGCTGGTGTAGAGGCTCACGTCGCAGGCGGTGATCGGGCCGGCGTAGCCCGCCGCGCGCAGGACCGAGGGGATGGTGAAGTTTCCGGCGCAGACGTTGATCACCGGATGCGCGATGCGCGGCGCCCAGGTGGCGAAGACGCGGCGGACCTCGGTGGGCAGCGATCCGATGAAGCCCATCAGCCGGCCCTCCTCTCGTAGCGGGCGCGCAGCCGGTCGAACAGGCGGCGGGGGATGGGGCCGCAGGTATAGTTGAGGTCCATGTAGGCGACGAAGTAGTCGAACAGCCGGTCCGGCTGGACGCGGCCGTGGGCCTGCATGAATTGCTCGAAGACTTCGTCCTGGACCAGGCGGGCGGATGGAATGCTGCGGGTGCTTGCAATCGGCATCGTTTCAGCCCTCCTCGCCCGGCTGGCGCACGGCGTCGCCGCCGGCCAGGTGGGCCGTGACGATCTCCAGGATCTTGACCATCGCCATGGAGCCGTTCTTGATGTTCTTCCTGGCCTTCACGTTCTGGACGAGCTGGAAGAAGTCCTGGAACTGCTCGAACGGGAACACGAAAGTCTCGTTGGCGTGGATCCGCGCAAGCTCTTCCATCACCTGCTCCAGCAGGTCGCGCTCGTACTCGGTGAAGGCGAAGGCGAGGCTCTTGGTGGCGACCGAGGGCGCGGAGAAGCTGACCAGCTTCACGTCCTCGATCTCTTTCATGTTCGCGCTCGAAAGCCCGGCGTAGAGCTTGGTGTTGATGTCCTCGATCTGCGACCACAGACGGCCGAGGATCCCGGCGTCGTCCTGGCCGACGAGCGCGTTGTGGGAGAGCTGGATCGCGATCTGCTGCGAGCGCGAGAGGTCCTCGGTGATCGTGAGCACCAGGATCACCGCGATCCCGGCCTCGACCGCGGCCTTGACGCGGTGGTTGCCGGAGAGGACGATCTTTATGCCGGCATGGGGATCCGCGTAGCATAGCGGCATGGAGGACAGCCGGCGGTCGGCCGCGACGTTGGCGACGAGCTGCCGGAAGGTCTCTTTCTTGAAGTAGCGCGCGTTTTCCTTGAGCAGCTCCAGGCGGCGCGGGTCCACGAGCTCCAGGCGCGCGTTGTCGCCGTAGAGCAGGCGGCTCGTCTCGGCCAGGGCCGCGTTGTGCGCGGCGAGGTCGGGGGGCGGCTCGGGTGTGGGTGTTGGAATGGTCTGCGTCTTCTTACCTGGCATTATCTAAGCCTCCTTTGGGGATGATATTCTCGGCGGTGATCACCCGCCGGGGATGCTCCAGGATGTAGTCGATCACGCCGGAGCCGAAATAGACGAGCTCCGATATTTCGCCGAGGGCCTGCCAGTTGGCCGTGGACCAGCCCTCGGGGTAGAGCAGCTTGACCCGGCGGGAGGTGTGGTAGATGCGCACCTCCGGGTTCTCCCGCAGCAGGCCGGCCAGGCGCTCGATGGGGCCGGCGTCGGCCGGCGCGGCCGGATGCGCCGGAGGCTCCGGGGACGCCGCCGGCGCCCGCTTATGCAGAGCTGACTTTCGCGCCGCCTGTCCTAAAGTCCAGCCTTCCGGCAGGCCCGCCGCCACCCAGGCGCGGATGTCCACGCCGGCCTTGAAGGCGTCGCCGGGGTCCTTGCCCTGGGGGGCCGGCCAATGCCGGGCCTGGGGGTAGCGCGAAGTCCACCATTGCACGGCATCCTCGCCGGTCTTGTCGAAGTCGAGCGCGACCAGGATCACCGCCGCCTCATCGAGGAGCGCGGCCGCGCGGGCGTCGGGCTTGGTCTTGGCCGCGCCCAGGGCCACCGTGCGGATCAGATCGCCGGCCTGGTGGCCGACCATGACGGCGTCGAGCTCGGCCTCGATGACCATCGCCGCGCGCTTGACCTCGCCCCGCACCATCGTCTGCATCGTGGAGCCCGGGAGCACGTAGTAGCGCGGCAGCTCGTCGTCCTGCTCGCGCCTGATTCTGACGCGGACCACCTGGCCGGCCTCGCGGTGCGGGATGACGATCCCGCGCGGGATCCAGACGGACTTCTTCTTCTCGACCGGCGGCAGGCCCCAGGCCTCGCGCGGGCGGAAGATGTCCTTGCCGTTCTCGCCGGGGTTGTAGCCCAGGCCGCCGGCCGCGACCGCCGCGGCGGGGATCCCGCGGCCGGCCAGGTAGGCGAGCTGCCCGGGGTTGGCGGCGAGCTGCTCCTGGCTCCACTTGACGAAGGCGGCCGCCTTCTCCAGCCACTTCTCCGGCGGGCGGGCGGCAGGCTCGCCAAGCGCCTGCGGCGGCTGGGCCTGGTGCGGCTTGGGCCGGCGCGGGGCGCTGTAGGCGGCCGTGCGCTTGTTGACCGTTTCGCGGCCGATCCGCGCGCAGGCCTCCCGGTAGGACAGGTTCTCGAAATCCATCAGGAACTGGATGAGATCGCCGGCCTTGTCGCACTGGCGGCACCAGTAGGTGCCGCCCTCCTTCTGCTCCGGCCAGGCGTGGAAGCGGTCCGTGCCGCCGCAGCCGGGGCATGGGCTGTGATATTCGCCGCCCTCGCGGGCCGAGGCCTTGCGCGGGGCGAGGCCGCGCTGCTGGAGCTCGGTCAGGATGTCGGTCGCCACGGGGCTCTCCTCTGGACCATTGGGCCATCCGCGGACCATCGTTCGAACGATTCTCCAGCCCGTAACCGGCCGTCTTTCCTGGGACGGCGGCCGGCTCTGGACCATTGGACCATTTTGCGAGGTTTTCTTCTTTCCTTTATTTTTTTCATACTCCCCAATATTTCTTATATTTTTACCCTGTTTTTATGGTCTAAAGGTCCAAAATAAATAATAAGAGATTAAAATGACTATGTTTTCTGCTTGGACCATTGAATTTTCGATCCTCCCTTACCCTCCCCTATGGTCCGCCGCGCCAAGGTCCAAAAGGCCGATGCCCTCATAAATCACCGTCCCCTCCTTTTTCTTTTCGAACTTGACCGACATCAATTTTCCCCATTTCTTCTGGCTCATTGCGTGCATCTTGCTCACGTTCGTTTCGTACCATTGGCGGAAGTTGTCGAACAAATCCGAGGAGCCGGTCTTGACGCCCGGGTGCAGGTAGCAGCGGTCGTCAATCCAGTCCTGAATGCGGTCCTCGTTGCGCCGGTAGGCGGCCGTAGCGGCCTTGACGGCCGGCGGCGGGGCCAGGCCCTGCTCCTGGTAGGCGAGGCAGCCGCGCACGAGCCAGGCGAGAATCCCGGGATACTCGGCGGCGAGCTTGATGCGGAGATCCGGATCGGCCGGGCGCTCGTTTTCGGCGCGGGGCTCGCGGCGCACGAAGCTGACCTGGAACTCGATCAGGAGCACCCGCTCCCAGAAGGCGAAGTCGTCGCTGGGGGCATTGGGCCGGTTGTTGGTCATCAAAAAAAGCGTGTGCGTGGGCTTGAAGGTGGTCTCGTACTTGTCGTGGGGGTGCCGGCCGACCAGGGTGTCGCCGCCTGAAAGCCACTTCACTTTCGAGGGCGAGAAGCGCCGGTTCTCGTCGGACTCCGAGGCGAAGGCGAGGCGCAGGCCCCGGAGGGCCATGACATCCGGCGAGGGGCCGGAGGAGGACTTGGCGCGGCCCTGGTCGAGGAGGAGCTCGGATTGGATCGGGGAGGCCAGCTCGCCCAGGACGCTGTGGAGGACCTCCAGGATCGTGCCCTTGCCGTTGCGGCCCTGGCCCCAGAAGACCGGCAGGATGTGCTCGCGGACCTCGCCGATCAGCGCATAGCCGAGGAGGCGCTGCACGAAGGCGACCATATCGGCGTTGCCGAGGAAGATGTCGTCGATGGATTTTTCCCAATCCGGACAGGCATCCTTGATGCCCTTGAACTCGATGGGCGAGGCCTTGAGCAACAGGTCGGAGGGGCGGCCGGAGCGCAGCTCGCCGGTGCGGAGGTCTATCACGCCGTTCTGGCAGGGGAGGAGATAGGGCTTTTTGTCGAACTCGTCGCCGACCAGGGCCAAGGAGTTATCCTCGTTTGTGTGCGACATGCGCAGGCAGGCGTTGCGGCCGCGGTCGGAGCGGAGGCGTTTGATGCGTCCCATGTAGGCCTCGCGCTTTTTCTGGAGGAGCGCAACTGATCTGTCCTGCTTCTTGAGCTCTTCGATGAGCCGGTCGATCTCATCGACCTCCTGCAGGTAGCACTCGGCCACCTTCTCCACCTGGACGCTGGAGCGCTCCAGGATGTCGCGCTCCCAATGCTGGCCATTCCAGATGAACCACTCCTTCGCGCTCTTGGAGTAGATGAAGTGGTCCTCGCACAGGAACGCGAACAGGCAGCCGTCGCCGAGTTCGTTGGCGTGAAGGCAGCGCTCGACGAACTTGGGCGGCAGCTCGCGCTTGCCGTTTTTCTTGGGGTCGACGGTGGCTCTGGCCTGGGCCTCGGCCACCCTAG